TTAGTGTTTCGGGCATACGTGGTTGATTGCCAACTTGAGATTCTAGTGCCGCAATAATCAAATCTTTTTGATCGCAACTAAGACCAATGTTACGAATTTGATCGTAATTCATTTGCAATAGTGTTGGATAATTAGACACTCTTAACACTTCGACCTTTCCATTGATATTTGGAATATTACCAAGTATCGGTTGAGCCTGAGCCAACGTGCCAATTAATCCTGCGACAACCAAAAGTTGTTTCATTTGCGGTTCCTGTGTTTGTATCCAACCAAAACTTCTTTGAGTGCTTGTCCAGCTACCTGAGGATGTACACCTGCATTTCTAGCAACATAACGAATTGCTTCGTTAGTGGGCAGTTGAAGTTCAAAAATAGCAGTGGTTGCAGTTGACAAAATTTGGTCGCTCATTTGAATAGTCCTTATTGATTTTTAATTGAATTAATACGTTCTGCAGCTTCTACTATGCAAGCAAGTGCAAATCCTAAACACATAAAACTAAGTGACATTGTCATTTACGACTCCATTTTGTTAATATGTATGTATTATAGCAAGGTTCGGAATTTATGTCAAAAAAATAACCCGCGGATTAGGCGGGTTATTTGGGAGTGTTGTATAATTACAACAGTAATACTAAGGTATTACTTTTTTGTAGCAGTTGTAAATGTGTCTAAAATTTTGGAATAGTCAATTTTAGAGAATTTCTGTACAATTTTGGCCGTTTCTTCGGTCATTGTTGTAGCAGTATCTACTCCAGTTTTAACTGCTTTTTTAGTATAGTCACTTTGTGCATCAACAAAGTCATTCATTGCTTTGGCAATGGCTTCATTTGTTACAAAAGTCTTAACCCACATTTTCTTAGTAGTTTGAATGCTATCAATAGCTGTATCTAATCCGAACATAATATATCTCCTTAAAATTGTATTGTACATTTATTTATTGCAGTGCACAATGGTTTTTCAAGAAAAAATTGCAGATTAGTATTGGCTCACTAAATACTTGATCCAATCAATCATTTAAGGAGATTCAAATGGAACTTATCATCGCTATAGCAATTGTGGCAATCGGTGTCGCAATTTGGTTTAATCGTAAAAAACCCGAAGCACCAAAAGTCGAAGCAGAAACATTTTCTGACAACGGCATCAAGTTTACTGCACCAAAGGAAGAAGCACCAGCTCCTGTAGCTGAAGTTGTAGAAACTCCTGCCGCCGAAGTAAAACCAGCCAAAAAGCCACGTGCTAAAAAGCCAGCCGTTGTAGCCAAAACTGCAACTACTGCTAAAAAAGCAGCCGCAGCAAAAAAGGCTCCCGCAAAACCACGGAAGCCTAAAACAGTTTAATTTTTTATTATTAAGAAATTAGCAAGCCAGCGTAACAGCTGGCTTTTTTTTGATTAAGCAGTCTTAAATGTAGCACCAGGAATACTGCTGGAGTAAACTGTGCCAATTTGTTGAACTGTGACAACACTGGATCCACCGCTGGCTAAAAATGCAATTTGATTGCCCAATCCTTGCATATTGATGTATCTAACAGTTTCTGCTGGAATTATTTCGCAATTACCTGCGTAGGCTGTAGCACTTGCTCCTACTGCATAAAACACTGGATATGCACCAACACTAACACGTACTTTGGTACTGGCAACGGCAGAGCTTGCTGTACTAGAGCCTGTGCCTGCTGAAATAACTTGGACTGTCATACTAAAATTCCTTAGGTATATGATTATTTATGCAAAAATCATTTTGGCATAAGCTGTATAAATATTAATGCGGATCGCGATACTGGACATATCCACCCGCTCTAACAGTTTATAAGGAACTATCAGCATGACTATTTACCTATATGTTAAAACCCATCAAATAACAGGGTTAAAATACCTCGGCAAAACTACTAAAAATCCACATACATATCTAGGATCAGGTGTAGATTGGAAATTGCATCTTAAAGAATACGGAATCGACCATAAAACAGAAATTATTAAAGAATGCCAATCAAATGCCGAATTAAACAAGTGGGGCCGATACTATAGCAATTTATGGAATGTAGTTGAAAGTAAAGAATGGGCCAATCGAATTCCAGAAACAGGTGGCGGTCAATGCTTGCCAGAAACAGCCAAAAAAATATCTGCTAAACTAAAAGGTAGAAAGAAACCTATTAGGACTACAGAACATACGGTTAATTTAAGTAATGCTAACAAAGGTATTCAAAGACCAAGAACAGCAGAACATCAAAAAGCGTGGAATGAATCTTCTAAAAAAAATTGGGATAACAATCCTGGACGTAAACAAAAAGTTTCTGCATTAGGTAAATCTAATGCAGGTCGTAAACATACTGTTGAAACACTAGAAAAGAAAAGACAAGCTATGTTAAAATATTGGCAAACTAAAAGATCCCAAGTTGTTTAGCTTGATTGTATAAACCAAAACTAGCCAAGTTTTTACCTTTGCTTTCCGACATAATATCAAATCGATCTAAAAAACTCAGGGCCCACTCATTAACTGCGTTGTTCCAGTAGAAGTTACTGTGTGCACGTAGTTTGGCTTTTTTGTAGCCAGTGGCTAGCAATTGAGTATGGTCAGGCATTCTGAGGGGATCATGGCCAACAAGAACATCTTCACGACTGACGCTATAATGCATAGTAGGACGAACATCGCGCCAGCTATCAACCACCCTAGCGACTCTGTGATCTTGTGGACTGATGTATTCACCTTCGCGGATCCAATGGTGATGAATGTCCAAAACAATAGGCAGTATGTCGGCAAGTTCAAGACAATCATCTAAGCCCCACGAGTTTTCTTCGTTTTCGATAGTGATACAGTTTCTAGCTTCGGGCGATAAGCGGTTATATGCCAACCGGATGCCTGCGGGACCTTGACGGCCTGCAATGTGGACGTTGATCTTAAAGTCCTGGAAACGCTTGCCAAATCCCATCCAACGGGCCATTGTTGCATGATATTCAAACTCCTCTATACTTCTGTTGACAATGTCTGGATTATCTGATGCCAAGACTGTAAACTGACCTGGATGGAAGCTAAGACGCACATTGCGTAGCCTAGCGATATCGCCCACTTGCTGAAAGTGCTTTTCGCAGTAATCACGGATATCACTCCTGCGCCAGAAATAGCTCCAATCATTATGAGTGTACACAGGCAGTACATCACTGCCAATACGGACCATACGTAAGGATTCATCTAAGTTACCTACTCTTTCAACAAGTTTACGAATTGATTCTATGTTATGGACCATAAGGTCCCATAGTCGTTGTTCTGCAACTTCACGAGTTTGACGATTAAGCCACGCTACTGTAGTAGTTCCGCAGTTGAATTCTTTGGCAGTATCTTTTTGTTTGATACCGTCGATTTGGCTGGGCCCGTCAATCCACTTGCAGGCAAAGCCGATACGTCTAAGATTTGTGTGTTGCATAGATGTATTATAGCAGTATATTATAATACTGTCAAATTGGAATTACACCAAAATTAAACGTCAAATTCTATGCTGATAACGTGTTCATAGTTCTTTTTAATCAAACTTTTGAACATTATATTTTTGTGTACCAAAAAATTGGTTGCACCAGCATCCATACTGAATTTGGCTAACTGTTTGAAAAATAGTGCACGTCTTTGGTAAATGCCCATAGCTGTTGACTTTGCGCCCTGCAATTTGTAAACCGCTGTATTCCAAACGTGTTTTTCTTCTTGACTCCAATCGTGTATTTCAACAAATGCGGTCAATTGATTGTTGGCCTTGATCATTGCAGGCTGACTGTATTCTCTGTCTTTGAACTCTTGATTCTTATAGTCTTTAACTGTGGTAATAACCAAACGATTGGCCAAAGTACAAAGATACTGTATTTGTTGTTGCTGAACTTCGTCGGATTCAGCAAAGGTCAAATATTCATCTACTGCGACTACAATGTCATACTTTTTTGGATTCGAAGGATCAAATACTGTAAACTTTACTTTTTGCTTTTTCAAATATTCAATGACTTGGTCACTGACTTCTGCCACTGCAATGTTGTCGGACTTAATTGAAAAGATGGCAGGATTGAATCCCACAAACAAAATACTACTGGTGCCGAGATTGTAGTATTCTGTAATTTGTGCGATTATTTCTCTCTTGCGATCAACGATTTCTTGTTGTCTTTGGTGTAAACAAAATGCATCAAAAATAATGTCACTGTAATTGGAAAACAAAGTCATATATGATTATTCTTATTCTTTTTTATTTATTACGATATGTAATAATAAAAAAAGCGTGCTATTAACGCACGCTCTTGACTAACCACATAAGTTAACTTATGCGTTGCGAGTATTGCCGTAGTGGATAACTTTTACAGTTTCACTACTCTTAAGTTTACGCCAAGGATCAACAATTACTGATCCTGGTGCAATAGTGCAGTAAGGTTGGGTATCTAACTGGTCACCGGTGTATTCATAAGTAATCTTACGATTGTGTGCCCAAAGGAATACTGCTGGGCCGTCTACACTGGCTACAACTTCGCTGGGATCATCTGCCAATGGATCTACGTAAACAACTGGAACGCCAGCTTCTTTAACATAAAATCCAACCAATGTACTATAACTGCCAATACAGTATTCAACATCTGGTTTGTAGGCTTTACCGTGAATAACAATGGGTAATCCAGTGGCCTTGCTTTGCTCAACTAAAAACAATCCTAAGTTTTTGGCTTGGATTTCACGAGCGTGCATAATGGTATCAAATAGATCATAGCCAATATCATAGTGTTCGGCTAACCAACGCAATGCAATGTTATCACGTGGATGGCAAGCACCTGCATCGCCCATACCTGCTGTCATATACTTGGGACCTTGCAGTCTCATTGTACTACGAGCCAACGCATTGGTAACAACATCAACATTGATATTACCGATCTTCATAGCAAAGTCTTGAATCATATTTACGATACCGACTTTAGCACTGATATAGGTGTTGTAGAAGATTTTGATAGCTTCACATTCGTCCCAAGTGCCGATTTCATAGCGTGGATCATTTTGCATAATTGTTTTATACAATGCAATCAACTCGCCAGCAATGCCAGTAAGTTCGCCATCTTCAGTACCGATAATAACCATCTCTGGGTTGGCCATATCCCACTTAACACTACCCATGGCAATCAAATATGGATTGTACAGGAATTGGTGTTTTGGGTCCAACAACGTAATAAATTTACTGCGTGTGGTACCAGGCAATACAGTACTGATCAGTACTACTTTTTTACTGCTGGTAGCGTGTTGATTCACTTTGTTGATAGCATCGATTACTGCATCGTGCCCAAAGTCTTTTGGTTCCATATGACTTGATGGCACACTACCGTCGTAGCCAGCAGCGTGTGGAGTTGGAACAGCAATAAAGATCCATTCGCTTTCATTTACCAATTCGTCGATATCACAGACTTTAACTGTGTCGCTGGTACGCGGGTAAATGTCATATCCACGCACTTCGTGCTTTTCAGCAAATACTTCGGCGCAGTCAAGACCCAGCTTTCCGATTCCAATAAATCCGATTTTTTTCATTTGTTAAGTTTCCTTGAAGTTAGATGAGTTTATTATACAGTAGAATAATAAGTTTTGCAACTGATTGAACGTCATTCTTAAAAATATTTAGTCAGCGAAAACCATAGTAAATTTTTTATCAGTTAACAGAAACTTTACACTAATTGTAACATAGTTTTAATATTATGTTGCTATACTGTTGATAAATATTTTTATCAATTCCACCATCATGAAATCAAAATCAAAGGTTCTCTTTATCCTTAAAAGAAGAGAAGACTACAATAGCGAAATACATTCCAATATTGGTCTGAGTACAGGCCTTTACAACAGTGCCAACTTTATGAACGAGATGCTAAAAGCACACGGCATCGAAAGTCATTTAGAAGTAGCCATTGACAACAATTGTGTCGATCGTTTGGTTAGAGCCAACAATCCCACTCACGTGATTATCGAAGCACTATGGGTAGTGCCTGAAAAATTTGTAATTCTCAGTAAGCTACACCCCACAGTAACTTGGATCATTCGACTCCACAGTGAAATGCCATTTATGGCCGGTGAAGGTATGGCGATGGATTGGATAGGCGAATATTCAAAATTTAAGAACATAGTTATTGGTGTCAATGCGCCAAGAATGTTGTCTGAAACAAAGAAATTTTTACAACATATAAATTCTTGGGATAACACAACTGCTGACCAAAGAGTCATTTATCTTCCCAATTACTATCCGCAGGATTACAAAACTAAAAAATTCAATAGGAACAAGGAGTACATTGATATAGGTTGTTTTGGTGCTATCCGCCCGTTAAAAAATCATTTACTGCAAGCACACGCTGCGTTGGACTTTGCAAATCAATTGGGCAAGAAGCTTCGCTTCCACGTAAATGCAGGTCGTGTTGAAATGAATGGTAGTCCAGTTATCAACAATCTCAAAGGATTTTTCCAACACATACAGTCTAGAGGACACGAACTAGTTAATCACCAATGGACACCTAGAGAAAAATTCTTAGACCTATGCGGACTAATGGATATTGGCCTACAATGTAGTTTCAGTGAAACATTCAATATTGTAGGAGCTGATTTGATTAGTCAAGGAGTGCCATTGGTAGGTAGTGTAGAAATTCCTTGGAAAGTAGAATCCTTTGCTGCAGATCCTACTAACAGTTTGGATATAACTAAAAAATTAATGTACGCTTACAAGTGGCCTTGGTTAAATGTTAAAACCAATCAATGGAGTTTGACCAAATACACCAGCCAAACTGCAGAAACGTGGGATAAATACTTTAACTAAGGAGAATCGCACAATGAGTCGTCATAAAGTAAAATCACATAATTGGATTGAAGGAATTTTAAGAACTGAAGAGTTTTTGTTTGATAGTATAGAAGAAGCAATGAACTATGCTACTACTTCGGCCCATCACGTAGTAAAAGTATACAACGAACACGGAGAGCTAGTACACAATGCACAAAACGCTCCGGTTCCGGATACTATGTCAGCGGAGTTGGCCTACGCATGATAGAAACAGTAATATATACTCTTGTAGTAACACACATTACTATTGTTGCTGTTACTTTATATTTGCATAGAGGAATGGCACATAGAGGTATAGATTTTTCTTTTCTATTAGAACATTTTTTTCGTTTTTGGCTATGGCTAACAACAGGTATGGTTACCCGTCAATGGGTAGCAGTACATCGCAAGCATCATCAATACTCAGACAAAACAAAAGATCCGCACAGTCCAAAAGTCTATGGCATTTGGAATGTGTTGTTTGGCGGAGCATTGCTTTATAGTAAGGCAGCCAAAGATAAAAAGATGGTAGACTTTTATGGCCGAGGATGCCCTGACGATTGGATCGAACGTAATGTATATACACCCTATAACTTCTACGGCATCATTTTAATGTTATTGATCGATTTGGCACTATTCGGACCTTGGGGAGCAGTTGTTTGGGGCATTCAAATGATATGGATCCCATTTTGGGCCGCAGGAGTTATCAACGGATTAGCTCATTGGGTTGGCTATCGCAACGGTAGCACTAACGATAATAGTCATAATATATCTCCGCTTGGCATTATTGTTGGCGGAGAAGAACTTCATAACAATCATCACCTTAATCCAGCAAGTGTGAAACTAAGCCGTCGTTGGTTTGAGTTTGATATTGGGTATATGTGGTTGCGTATTTTTTGTCTACTCAGACTTGCAAAAATAGTCCAGCGTTAACTTGGTGTAAACGGACTGTCTGGCTGCCATATAACAGCTGACGAATTATCATAAACAATTTTATTTGTCCCACTGGAATCCAGTGTTAAAAATTCCGGAGTTTTTGCCAATAACAATAATTTACTAGCAGATATAGGTTGTATAGGACTATGCGGTGGAGTAAAATTACCAGTGTATATCGCGGTCCCATTTACAAAATGAAAATTAGTCAATGCTCCGTGGAATCTTGTCAGCGATTGATAAGCCAAATCGACCCCAATGTACAAATAGTCAGACATATCTGTAACATCGGTTGAGTCTGCTACAGTTTTTAATCCGACCCCGTCTTGATACACAGTAAGCTGGCCGGATGCTCTAACAACAGCATAGTGATGCCAGTTTTCATACCACCCTGAAGGTAACGGAGTAGACAGTACATCCACTCCATTTAATGTGACTATAAAATTATCTAATTCTGTATGTACACTGATTGCAGAAGATGGATAACTACCTATTGTAAATATCCTGGGAAAAGCTCCGGCATCATTGTCAAATTGATAATGAAACCATTCAATGGTAAAATCATTAGTTCTAACTGCCCAGTCTGAACTTGCAGGTACACGCAAATACTCATCATCCAAGGTAAAGTAAAAAGACCCGCCAGTGGTTACCAATGGGTGGTCGTTGTGCAAAGTTACATTAGTTGCTTGTAGTCCGCGAATATACATTCAGTATTTAGTTACTTATCGGTTAAGTTTTCTAATATTTCGTAAGGTAAAAAATATAATTTAAGTAAAATCCATACTTGGAAATCCAAGTAATCTCCAATGTATGGATTTTTTAAGTACGCCCTAATACCAACAGTATCTAATAGGGACTGACTCATTTATTGGCTAATGGATTGTCAATAGCCTTTTGAATCTTACTATCAACATCTCTATTGAGTTTTTCTAACTTGGCTTCTGTGGTAGATTTTAGCTTGTCCATATCACTACGAACTTTGTCCAAATCATCACGTACATCTTTACGCATAGCACGGATTTCTGAATCTGTTGAACGCATTGTTTCTTTTGTACTACGTTCTACAGTTTCAGTCACTGACTCGTTACGACGGATATCATTTTTCAAATCATTCTTGATATCGCGAGTATAATCATTGGTTTTGCCCAATGTTTCTTCGATTACTGCTAAACGTTTATCATACCCGCTCAAATCTGGAGCTGAATATTCAGCAATCTTTTTCTTCATATTCATATAATCTTGATATACTTGAAAACATCCGTATAATCCGCCCAGTAACGAACTTGCTAATGTAAATGCTACCATTAGTTTTGCTGGAGTAAATTCATATCCACCAATACTGATTACAGTATCTTTACTAGCATATTTTTTTACTGCTTCTTCTGCTTGGTCAATTGTTGCATTGACATCTTTAATTTCTTCTGACATATTATTCTCCTATTTTATATTGCATATCTAACATCTGTTGATATACACGATCGCTGGCCATTTGTCTTAATGCTCTTACGTTATCTACTGTTGATTGATTGGTGTAGACTTCTTTGGGTGCATAAAATTGTGCATCTTTCAATGCTATATTGTATGCGTCGAAACCTTTAGGTTGTGTGGCCATTGCTTCTAATCTAACTCCGCCGGCCAGTTCATTTTGCTGAGCGTTTTTATTCACGGAATCTCCGCGTTGCTCTATATTGTTTTGCATCATTTCAAATCTTTGTTGCATTATCATTTCTGACAATGGATTACCAGCTCGGCCTATCCCGCCAAAACTGGCTACTTGTATTTGCGGTGCTTCAATTTCAACAGTTTTTGTTTCGTTACGGAATTGATAGGTAGGAGCAGATTGCTGAATAACCATACTAGAGCTTGATGCTACCAGTGGATTATACATAAACGGATTTCTACTAATAGCCAATCCAGTTCCACTGCTGGCTTGTGGGCTAATTTCCAGTGCTGGAGGCACAGAGGGTTTTTGTACTGCAACTGCCGTTGCCGAAGTATCTGTTTGCTGTTGAGCAGCGGTATACGATTGTGTAATTTGAACTAAGCTATTATAACTTTGAGTTTGTACTTGTTGTGTTTGCTGATCTTGTTGCATTGCCTGCTGAACTACTCTACTGGACTGTTGCGGTGTTTGTTGACTGGACGATTGTGCCGATTGTTGCTGAGATTGGCCAGTCTGAATAGTTTGGAATGATGCTTGTGTAGTTTGACTAGAAAACTGTGCTGCAGCTTGTGCACTATTAGCACTCATATCATTCAATGATGCTATTGCGGCGCTGGCAGTTGCTTGAGATTGTTGTGTACTTGCGTCTACAACTTTTGCAGCATTTTGTACAGCCATTTGTTGCGTTGCTTTGTCTTTTTCTTGTGCAGACTTTAATACACTCATTGCTAACT